CCGTTTCTGGCCCGGATTATTGACCCATCGTTATGTGAGCCTAGAATGTCTGTCTTTGTTCGGACATAGAGCCAAGCCGCAGCTTTGATGCTTTGCCCGCCCTCTGGATAGTTCTTCCGGCGAATAGCGTTTGCAAGCCTCTGGCCCAGCCCCGCGCCCGTCACTTGGCCCCGCCAATTCGCCTGCACCTGTGCGCCAGCTTCGCGGATTGTCCCCGTCACTGCGCGTTCTGCGGCAAGGTACGTTTGGCGGGTCAGGGCATTTACGTCACCCTCGATCTGGACCGTCATCTTCATTCTGGCACCACGTCCAGCGTCCACACAAGCCGCTCCGTGTCCCGCACGGGCTCCCCTTGCACCCGGAACCGATCTGCCCCGACTACAAGAATATCCCCCGCCGCAGGCCGCGACCAATCGGCCACGCGGACATCAAAGCGGGTCGTCTCCGACCGAAACCGGCCCTGCCCGAAATCGGTAATCTCGTCTGGCGCACGCCGAACAACCCGGCATGGCGTAGCGGGCGGGAAGCCCTGCTCAAGCCAAGTAGCGGCCTCTGCCATATTCGCATCTGCGAAGATGACGTTTACGGCAGAGGCAAAGGCGGTCATCAGGTCAGAGCCGCCGGGGCAGCGCCGTTCAGGCGGATGCGGCCCGTGGTTTCGCCAGCGCCCGCGCCGACAGCGGCAACGGCAACGCCCAGAAGGATGTTGCCCGTGGTCGTGGCGGTCGTGGCGGTCAGCGTGGTTGTGCCCGTGCCATAGATAGCGGCACCGACGGTCCAAGCCTGCGAACCAGTCTTGGTCACGTCAACCACACCGTCCACGAGAATTTCCACGGGGTTGCCGCTCAGGGCAGTCGTGACTGCCACTCCCGCCAGAACACCGACGCGGCAAAGTTGGCCCGCCGACACGTTGGCAGGCGCAAGAACGGTGACAGTATCACCGGGTTGGATATACGTTTTCATGCGCGATAACTCCTGATCGCAGAGAGGAAATGGGGGCGGTCATTCCGCCCCCCGGTTTAGGGCGATCAAGCGCCCGCGTTGCGCCAGCCAGCGCGGAAGTCGATAGCACCCACGCCGAAATCATGCTCGACGGTGAAGCGCATCCCTTGGACACCGAACGGCTCGTCCATCCGCATCCGGGGGCCACCTTCGCCGCGCAGGAAGCCATACGCGAAGTTGGCAAGCACCGAAGGATCGGAGAACAGATACCAAGCGTTGCCGGTGATGTACGGCGACACCACAATCCGCAAGGTGCCGGAGAACGGGTTGATGTTGCCCGCCTGTTGCGCTTGGATCGGGGCGACGATCTGCTGTGCCTCGGTTTCCTTGTCCGGCCCGACCAGCAGGACAGACGCGGTAAGGTTCAGCAGTTGGCCCGTGGCACCTGCCTTCGGGGCAAGCCCACGGCGCACGCGCATTGCGGCGCGGGCAGTGCCGAGAGCGGCAACCGTAATAGCCGTTGCCGTGCCTGCCTTGGTTGCGTCGGTCGTGTTGAACACCTGACGCGAAGTTTCGGTCAGAGTCGGGCCATCCGAGTTGGAACCCGAAAGGAACATAGCCCAGAACAGGCGGTCCTCTTCCAGCGCGACCATCTGGCCCCGGTTGGACAGGATGCGGTCGATCGCGCTCAGATCGTCATTGACGATCATCTGACGCGAAATCGACAAGCCCGAACCATAGGAACGCAGCAGGAGCGATTCCTTCTTTTCCCCGACGGTGCCGAATTGGATTTCACCACCTTCGTTGATTTCCGTCAGCCCCGGAAAATCGCCGATCTGGGCGATGGGGTGCGGGCGGAAGTCGGTGAAGTCCATACGCTCGGCAATCGACTGATAGGACGGGGTTGCCTTGGCGTAGCTGTCCTGGAGACGCTTGTTCAGCGCGTTTTCCAGCACCAGCGGGAAGTCCGACGTTGCGTGCATCGACATTTCCACGGCGCGGATGGTATCCGCAGTGGTGCGCAGCGACCCTTTGTATCCGCTGATTTCCGCCGCCATTTCGGCCAGCTTCATGCCCATGAAAGGCCGTGCCTTGTCGGTCGTCGGGTCGGTGCGGCCCAACTGCGCGACAATCGCTGCCGCCGCGCCTTCACGCTTGGTTTCCCGCTCGTCACGGGTCACGCGCGCGCCCATCATCGCCTTGTCCACGTCGCCACCTTTCCGCCATTCGGCCACAATACGATCCGACGCATCTTCAAGCGTCACGCCATCCGCGATCATCGCGGTAGCGAAGGCTTCCGGCAGACGCGCCGCCGCAGCCATTTCCACGATCCGGCGGGCGCGGGTGCGCTCTGTTGCCGTGGCAGCAGCCACCACAACATCCGCCGAAGGAGTTTCGACCTCAGCCGGGGCTTCGATCACGTCTTCTGCGGGGGTCGTCGCCTCCACAGCCTTGATTTCATCAGCCATGAAAGGCTCCTGTTTTGAGATACGGGACGCGCCCGCGATGCTGGCAAGAATTGCCAATTCTCCCCGGCTTTCGCCGAAGGATTCCGAAGCCGCACGCGCCGCTTCGGGCGCATGGGCATAAATCCGATAGTCGAAGCGCGCGATTTCCAGCGCTTCGGTGTCATCCGTCGCCGTAGCAAAGCCCATCTGCACGGCCATTCCGCCGTCCAGAACCTCCTCGTTCCGCATGATCTGGCGCGCTTCTTCGCGGCTGATCCCGGCACGCGCCGCGTAAACATCGGCATAGGCGTTCGCCATAACGCCAAGCTGCTTTGCCGCACGCAGATGGTCCGCTTCCGTGCCGCGCGCTTCCAGCCAAGGCGCAGCCGGATCGTGAATCAGCATCCAAGCGCCGCGCCGAAAAACAATCTCGTCGCCCGCCATAGCGATTAGCGACGCCGCCGAAGCCGCTACCGCGTCCACAACGATCCGCTTTTTGCCGGGATAGTCGCGCAGCAACGTGTAAATGACCTGGCCTTCTGCCGCGATGCCGCCGCCGGAATTGATGCGAACGGTAATATCGCCTGTCATCCCGGCGAGTTGTTCGCGGACCTGCGCGGCGGTGAAACTATCCTCTTCCCAAAAGGATGCGCCGACCGACCCGTGAAGGACGATTTCATTCATGGTAGTTTTCCCTTGTAAGCCTAAGCGGCGACTTCCCGCGTAACCGGCTGCGCCGTCACGGGCTGCAATACTTGCGGCCCAGCCTTAAACATGATGCCAGCCGACTTTGCCTGTTCGGCATCTTCGGTCTGTTCCGCCAAAACCTCTTCCGGGTCATACCCAAGCGCGCGGATATTGCCCTGACGGCTCGAAAGCCCCGCATCCATGCTGGAAACCATCGCCTGCACTTCGCGGTTTGGATCAACGATGAAGCGCACAGGCGGCACCCAATCAATCGTAAACCCACGCCCTTCTGCGCGCATTGCCACCGCTTCCAGCGTCCACTCGCCAATAGGCTGCATCATCTGCGGAATCATCATCAGCCATTGCCAAGCCGAAACATTCCGGTCCATTTCCATGCGGCCCATGCGGCCAGACGAAAAGTTTACCCCCGACAAGTCACCAGAGAGTGCCTCGTAGGTGATGCCCAATCCCGCCGCGATTGCGCGCAGCGTGACCCGCGAAAACTCGTCATACCCTTGCACTGCGGGCGGGGTGGCAAACTTCACATCCTCGCCCACGCCCAAATTCTCAATCCGGCCCGGTGACAGGGTGGCAAACCGTTCCGCCGTCTGGCTCGGGCTTTCGTCATCAGGTTCTACGCCCGTGCGGAACGCCGCGAAGCACGCCGCAATCTTCTGTTGCAGCAGTTTGGCATCCTGATGGTCAGACCAGTCCTGCATTGCCAATGCGACCGGCGCAAACCACGAAACCCCGCGTGACTGGCCGGGGCGGTCCTGCCGGAAAACATGCACAATCTCGGATGCAGGAACGCGCCGCGATTCCAAGCCACGCCCATAATAGCGGTTTGCCGTGCCAGGGTGCTGATCGTAAAGCCAATAGGCGACCCGTTCGCCACGCTCGTTATACTCGATCCCTTCCCGGATTTCCGGCCCGGTTACACTCGTCTTGCTGCTGTCCAGATAGTCGATTTCCAGCACGTTCAACTGAAACGGGATAGCCTGTCCCGACCGGACGCGCCGAATGAGTACCTCGCCATCTGCCACCACCGCCATCAGCGCCAGCCGTTGCAATCCGTAAAGGTTTTCCCGGCCCATCGCGTCAATCGCCGTCGTGTCGAAATGCGCTTTCATCATTTCCCGAAGGCGCTTTTCCTGCCGCTTGTTCGTGCTGCGCAGCTTGGGGATAATCCCGTCGCCGATCACGTTTGCCACGATGACCTGCTGCGCCTTCACGGCAAACGGTGCATTTCGGGTCATATCCCGCGCCACCGCCGCAATCCGGTTGCGCGATCCTGTAACCGCATCCGCGTCACCACCGACAGCGCGCCAGCCCTTGGTGCGCGGGCCACGCGATCCGGCGTCATAGCGCATGAGCTGCGACATCACCTTGCGCGACCGCACCCGCTGCAATCCAGATTCCGGCGACAGCCAAGCAATGGCCCTGTCAAGAATGTTCATCAGGTTCCCCGCTCGTAAGACGGGTTCCAGCCCGTCACGCGCGCCGCTGAAACCTCCAAGCCGCGCGCTACGATCCGGCGCGCCCGCAACAATTCGTCAAGCGTGGCGTACTCCACCCGCTTGCCATCATACATGACAACCTTCGTCCCCGACGCTATGGCCGCGTCCAAGGCGTCAAGCTGTGTTTGCGTATAAGCCATTACAGCCAGTCCCCCCTTGTCTCGATCCACCCGCCATCCGAAGGCTTTGGCTTGATGATCCGTTGCGGCTCTGCCTGCGAAAGATCAAACCGCCTCTGGTTCCAATCCGGGTTGACCATCTGGCGCACTGCCCACGCATACACCACGCAGTCCAGCGCCTCGGCCCTGCGCCCCGGCAACCGCTCGAACACCCGCTTCGGAACGCCCCGTGAATAGCGAACCACGATCCGTTCCGATGCCAGTTGTTCAAACCAGACCGGCGGCAGATCAGACGAAAACCGCATGGCACCCGGTATCGACAGCCGCCGGAACAATGCCTCCTTGACCGTATCCACGCCCACGATGCACAGCCGGTCCCCGGCCTTCTTCGCATTCGTTGCCCGCGCAAACATCGGGCGGTTTCCGTCCGCGCCTTTGACCGGCACAATGCGCCGCCTGCGCCCGCAGAAATTAACCACGCGCTGCATTGTCGCGCCGTCACCAGCGTCTATCGCAACCGCATCGAACCCGATCCTGCCGCCTAAAGCATGGTCAAACCGGCGCGCGATAAGCGTATCCAATTCGCCCCAAGTTTCGTCATCATCCCACGCGCCCCATATAACCCATTGGGCAAGAACACATGGTGAACCTTCATCGGCCCATCCTATCGCGGTCGCCTCAATCCGGTCGTGCTGCACATCGCAGCCCAACGTCAAAGCAAGCACTTCGGCAGGCACCGGCTCAACTCGGATAGGCTCCGCACGGGCCATAAGTTCCGCGTCCGATACTTCATCACCTTCCCCACGCCAGCCCTGGCCGAGAATGGTGTTGATGAAGGTCTGTAGCGTTGTCGGGTCCGACTTGACCGCAATAAACTCCCGCGCCAGCTTCGCCCAGCTTGCGTTTGCATGAAGCGACACAAGCGCATTCAGACGAAACCCGGCATGGCTCACAACCTCGGGCCGCAACGCGCGCCACCGGCCCGCCTCGACCATCGCAGGCTTTGACGATTCCGGGCTGTCCGCACCGCAGGCGGGGCAGCTAAAATGCGCCGTTTCCGGGTCGCCATCTTCCCATCGGATGTGCGCCCATTGTATCTCTGTAAACGTCCCGCAATGCGGACACGGAACCTCGAATATCCGGCTATCCGATTGCGCATAGCTGCGCAGGACGTGACTGGTATCCTCATGCACCGGCGTCGAACCAATGACGATCTTGCGATCCGGGAACGACATGGTGCGCCGTTCGGCTAGCAAGATAGGCGAACCTTCGGGCGTGTTTTCCATGCCGTCAGCTTCGTCTATAAACAGCACCCGGACGTTGTGTCGCCGCAGGTTTCGTGGCGACTTGGCCGCGACAACCTTTAGCGATCCACCGGGGAACCGGCGAGACATAAGCGTATTCCGCTCACCCTCTGCCGCATCTTCGCGCAGCGCGTGCGCCACAACCTCAGTTGCACCGAATAGCGGCTCCACGTCCGAAACTACATAGTCCCGGCAATCGCTTTCCGTCGGCAACAGGCACAGGATCGGCGCAGGGTCGTTCGACACATAGGACGCAACCGCCGATGTCAGCAGCGTGGTAAACCCGACCCGAACCGGCTTTACCATCGTCACCCGTTCTATTTCGGGATCACCAATCGCATCGGCAATCTCGCGCTGAAACGGCCAAAGCCGCACCGGCCCCGGCTGCGCAGACATGCCATCGGGCAGCCGAACATGCGCCTCGATCCATTCCGACAGCTTTAGCCTTGGTGGCGGGACAAGCGCGCGTCGCGCACGATCCATCACCATTTCAGGCGTCAGCATCGCTCCCCGCCTCGAATAGCGCAGTCCGCAATTCCCGGTCCACCGCAAGCGTCTGCGCCTGCGTCAGCCCCGCCGCCACCTGCACCCTCGCAGGCAGCGCCAGAAGCCGCGACCGCAGGCCCCGCAGAAAGTCAGACCACGTTACTTCCACTTCACCAGCCTGCAACAATTCGCCGCGCAGAATGGCGTTCTTGATTTCCTTTTCGTCCGCCTGCTCTTTCGCAAGCCGCGCCCGTTCTTTCGTCAGGTCCAAGACCTGCTCCTCACCGCCGCGCCCCGATGCAATGCCCCGCATGTGCGCGCAGTAGGCCACAACCGTTGCCTTGATGTCGTATCCCCGGCCATCCCGAACCATAAGGTCTTCGTGTTTGTCCAGCGCCCGAGCGGAAATGCCAAGCCAAGCAGCCATTTCCGTTTTGTTCCCTATCAAAACTGTAGGCCCCATCTGGTTATCGGACCCCATTGCAAATTTTTGCACAGACAAAACTCACGCGCCTCGCCGCCCCGTATACGTTTATTGGCTGGAAGGACCCGTTGACTGTGCACTCGCTGGCCGGTGTTACCCTGTACGATGCCAGGCATATCTGGCACAGACCCTTGTCTCGCTTCATGACGCTGGCACGCAGCTTGCGCCATTGGCTGCCATAGCCGCGCGCTGTGCTGCTCTCTGTGGCATGGTGCCAGGGCTTGCGGGGCATGGTGTGTGGCGTGCCCATTATAAGCGGTATCGGTGCAGTCATATTGCGAGAAATGAATGTCGGTAACGTATTGTTACAGGTGTTGACCATGTAAGCGGCGCGCTTATATACACGACATAGGGCAATGAGGCCCGCCACAGAGAGGATCACTACCATGTCAAACCGCATCACGGACAAGATGCTAGAGCGCCGCATTGCCGAGTTGAACCAACTCACCGGACAAGCGCCCGCGCCGTACCACAAGAATGCCGATGGCACCATGCGCGCCAATATCGGCACCTATTACCTCGATCAAGCATATGGCGGCGTCAACTTGGCGCAGATGGTCACGGACGGCGGCGGGATCACCTGCCCGCTAGGCATAGGCACCCGCCCCAAGCGCGAACTCTACGGCCAGCTTGAAGCCATGTTGACCGGGATCAAACTCGCCAAAGGTGCAGCATGACAAGCGCCGACATGGCAGGCCACCACGCGGCACAGGCCAAGCACTTTCACGAACTGGCGCAGATCGCCAAGCGCCGGGCGCTGGAAGCCAAGACCGCCCGCAAGTGGCTGGACAAGCTGAAACTGGACGAGCAGGCGCGCGAGTATCGCAACACGCGCGACCACCACAAAGGCAAGGCCAGCCATTACCGGGCGCTGGCCTGACGCATCTGTGCGGGCCGGACCATCCGGCCCCATCACATGCGCCAAGCATGACCCAGCGCAATGACGCGCGCCACATAGAGGACACAGACCATGCCCCTGGACTTCACAAACCCGATCACCAAGCCCGCCGCACTTGCCGCATATACCGCAGCTTGTGAGACGCCTGATCTTGCCGACTGGCAGGCTATTGCTGCCATGCTGGCAAAACACCTACAGCCGAAGGCGCGCCGCACCAAGACTGAGGCCGCAGACACCGGAGAATGGTGCGAATACACCGAGGCGCAGCGCAAGGGCCGTGGCGGTTCTTTCTTGGCTTCCCGTCGCGCCGATTTCCTGTTCGCCGATGGTGTCGTGATAACGGTTTCGATTGCGCACCGGATCAACCTGGACAAGCCCGATTGGGCAAAGGCGGCACGGTGCGCAGTGTCGTTCTATAAGGCCAAGCGGTGGGCAAAGGCGGATGTCACAGGTGACGTCTGGGCCAAGCGATACGCCCTTCACATCAGCCAAGGGGAACGGGATTCCTACGCTCTGCCGGTCCCTGAGATCGTCGAGGCGGTTGACGTTACCCGCAATGTCTTGGCCGATCTGGCGCGGTGCAACGCTGCCACGATCCGGGAAAGGAACGCAGCATGATGATTCCATCGCATCGCATCGCCAAATATCGCGTTGTGCCTTACCGGTACTCCAAGGGCAAATCGGTCATATACTGCCCATCGCCGGACGGCTGGAAAACATTGGCAGGGCGCGCGGCAGACGATCTTAACCTGCGGTATGTCTGGCGCGCAGGCGGCTATATTGCCAGCGCTGCGCAGGTCAGGAAGTTTGAAGCCGCTGTTGTTGGCCAGGCAGTACCCTATTGACGCATTGCAGCTTGCCCTACGGGGCAAGTCACCATGCGCCAAGCATGATAACCAGAGAGGAAACACCATGCCTTCCGTTTATGACGCTGAAAACTTCTCCGGGCGCGTGAGCCTTGCCGCGTCTTACATCAGCCAACGCCACGACAGCAGCCGCGCGTTTGACGCCTGTTTCGAGATGTATGATGGCCACGCCGTATCAGTGGCCTTGTATCGTCGCGCACAGAAAGACCTGCATGGACCTCTTGCCGCGAACCTTTGGCGCTACCTTCGGCAAGACATAATTGAGCCTCGCGCGGCAGAAAACGCCCACCGCAAGAACTTGACCGCATGGGCGCGCGAGTTGCGGGCCGAAGGTGAGCGCGAAATGGCGGTCATTCGTGCCGAAATGGAAGCCCGCAACGCAGCCCGACGCGAAGCATAAGCCCGCCCCACCACCAGAGAAACAACGCAACCGCCCTTAGTGACCGCCCTATGAGGCGCGCAAGGGCAATAGGAGAGAGACACCATGAGAACACCAACACCCGCCAAACGCCTTCGCAAGGTCGCTGCTTTCTATGGCGTGACCATCGACGAATTTTCGCCCGGACTTCGCGTATGGTCAATCCGCGCGGCTGGGACACCATACTCTGCCGAGCCTCTTGCGTTTGGCGTACCGCACGAGGATTTACGCGCCAAGATTCAGGAGGTCGGGAAACATCCCTTTAGCGCCTGACGTATCGGTGCCGCGCCCTACATGGGCGCGCATCCAATGCGCCACAGAGAAAGGAACGCAGTGACATCAGAACAATTCAAGGCTGGGCGTAGATCGCTCGGCCTGTCCGTCTATCAGCTAGGCCACATCCTCAATACCGCGCCAGACACGATCCGCAAGTGGGAACTGCCAGACCATCGCAGCACTGCACGCGGGCCGAATCCCGTCGCTGCCAGGGTTTTGCATTGGCTGCTGGCAGGCTACCGCCCGCCGGAGTGGCCGACCGCGCCACAGATCACCAAAGACAGCCACGAAAGGGCCGATCATGACAGCGACTGAACGAAAGAGACGTGAACGACAGCGCAGGCGCGAGGCTGGCCTTGTCGAACTCCAGCTATGGGCGTTGCCGCAGCACCATGCCGCGATCAAGGCATTTGCGCGGGCGCTGGCCGATCCCGTGGCGGCTAGCACTTGCACTGACCCCGTGGCGGGTAAAGTGCCACTGGCGGTTAGCGTTGACCCGGTGGCGGTTAATACCACTGGCGGTTAATACCCGGTGGCGGTTAACATGCCTCGCCGTCCATGATTCAGCCGTGAACGTGACCCCCATCGTCACCGGCTGTTGACTTGCGCATCATGGCGCTATGCCGAGCGGCGAGTGACCCGGTGAGAAACGTGACACTCGCCGCTCGGCATAGCGCCATGATGCGCAAGTCAACA